GACACGATCGCCACGCTTGATCTCTTCGAACTGATGCATAATATCAAACTTCAACTGTTCGACATCTGTGATGGGAGTATGGAGAACTCGAGATGTGTCGATGCCGAACGAGTCGAAGTAAGATTGAGGAGTACCAAATTCTGAGTCATAGAAAAGCATGACTGCATCTGAATACGTGTCCATATATGCCTTCGCCATGAGAAGACTGAACGAAGTCTTAAAGTGCTTTGATGGACCTGCCCAAATGGTCAGACCAGGAACGAAGCCACCATTAATTTTACCACTCAATGCAATGTTAATTGCAGGCACTGTCGTACGAATCATGTCCTTGGCATTGAAGAACTTGGAATCAGACAGAATATCTGAATCCTTGATTGTGGTATTCTTACGCAATTTATTTAATAGGTCTGACATAACTTCTCCTTGTCTGATTGTTCAATATACACGATATATCTTTATTTGTACACCATTAATCACTCAAGATCGAATTTAGTTTAGTAATAAACATGTCGATCTTTTCGCCACGATTAGGCCAATTGATAATCGGATTTTTATTTGCATCTTTCTTTAAGTTTGTAAGTAAAGGCATGATAGCATCGTACATTGCACGTGCTTTATCATTGCCTTCTTGTTTAAATTCATCTTCTGATCCAGTTGTAAAACCGAAATCAAATTCTATGTCTAAGTCTAATTTTGCCATTAGTTGAACCAATCTTCTATTGTTGCACGTTTCTCTGCCTGCCAGCCAAGAGTTTGAGTAATCGATTCGATAGGGCTAAGATAGCCTTTCTCGAATTGCATGTCATAGTCGACATACGTATTCATTTTGAATTCTTGCGGAAGGCCATTCGGGCAAGCAATGACATAGTCTTGTGTTGGATTTGGCTTCTTTAAGTAGACGAACTTAATCTTCTCTCCACTGGCAATGGTCTCATATTTATTGACGAGCTTAAGCTTCTTTAGCATTTCATTATAAACAACTGAGCCACGAACGTGAATCGGTGTTTGACTTCCAAACCTACCTTTTACCCAATACTTTTCGATGTCTTTCACACCGCGTGTAAAGGCAATGTCTTCGAATGGAAGATTACGAAACTCTGTCTTGAATGTAGCTACATACTTTTGCAACTCGGCTTCTGAACCATTCATGATAATCTCGAGAGACTTCTTAATGGCACCACGACATGCAGTTGGAGTCGAAGAACGAACAGCTTCGATGCCCATCATCTTCAACTTTGGTTTGTCATACTGAACACCTTCAGAGTTCCAGACATTGAGGATGTACATCTTCTTTGCCTTCCAGATACCCTTGTTGGCAATGTTCTCTCGCTTCATCTGCATCTTCTGATCGTAGGCTCGCATACTTGTTGCCAACTCTTGATAAGAACGATCGATATATGGTTCGATTTTCTTTTTACATGCATCATCGATGAACTTCACGATGTCGACGTCATCTGCACCGTTTGGATATACCATATGGACCAAATAATCAAGAGTCACATACACAGAATCGGTATCTGATGCAATCACATAATCCATGCCTTCGGTCTTGAAGAGTCCATTCAGATACTCGTTCAATTTGTTTTCGATAAAGCGAATGGCCAACTGACCAGACATGGTAATGGCTTCGGCATTATCAACATCAAACCAACGAAACCACTTGTTACCGAGAGCACCATAAGCCGAGTTGAGCTGAATCTTCTTAGCCATTTGCATGTTATCGAGACGAGCAATTTCCTTAATCAATTTGGAATCTTTTGTTTTCTCGTATTCTTTCTTGACTTCAATCATCTCTTTCTTGTATTTGGTACGATCGTTGTACATGCGATCCATAATGGTTGGCAAGAAGCCGCGTTTTTCTTTTGTATAGATACAAAGGTTGGCAGCGATAGTGCAGTTTGTTTTATCAAGGTAATCACCAAACTGACTAGCGCCACCAACAAGTAGGTCGTCGATCGACACCTTTTCTTTTAAGCGAGTGACAAGCGTCTCGGGGGAGATGTTGTACTGCATGATAAGGTGTGGGTAAAGGGAGTTAAGATCGAACGACACAACCCATTTACTCATGCCGATACGAGGATCTTTGACGTAACCACCAACGAGTGCTCGATCGGGTTTATTCTTGTTATTCTGTGGAACGACGATGTTTTTATCCATTAGATAGTTGTGAGTAATTACATCCCACTGTTTCACGGTCGTTAAGGTATCTTCATAGTTTACTTTTGCGTCATATGCCATGGCATAGACCAACTCGATAAGCTTTAGTTTATCTTCGAGTCGTTCGACAATTTCAACGTCTCGAATGTTGTATTCGATGTAACGCTGAAAGTTTTTCAATCGAAGATCATCGAGATCTTCGTAGCCTTCATCATGATAGTCGACTTTACCTTCACCGAGTTCGACCTGAGCGATATAATCAAGGCGATATGACTCTTGTTGAGTGTATGTAAACTTCCGATAAAGTTGAAGATAGTCAAGCACCGCAATACCAACTGGTGAATATACGATACTCGACCTACCACGAATCTCGACGTTAGTTTCTTTTAAGATTTTCCAAGGAGACAGACGCTCTGCGTGCTCGCCAGCGAGTACTTTGCGGATTCGGTTGACAAGGTACGGAATGTCGAAGAACTCGATGTTCCAGCCTGTGACAACGTCAGGCGAATAAAGTGATCCATTCCAAACTTCAAGGAATGAGAGTAAGAGTGCAGACTCGTCTGCGCATTTGTAGTATTGAACATTAGGCATGTGCTCCTGATAATCGCCGCAACCAAAGACAGTCTTTTTACCATTGCGGCCAATGGTAATGGCTGTGATTTCATTATCTGCTTTCACAATATCTGGAAAACCACCTTCGATGCTGGTTTCGATATCGATTGAACAGACAGAAATGAGAGAAGGATCGTACTTGATTTGTCTCGGTGAGGTATCATAGATATACATGTATGACCAGTCTGTGAGACCATATATGTTCATACCTGTTACGTTTTCGTATTTCTGTAAGAATTCACGAGACTCTGACATCGAGTCGAAGCTCATCTTACCGACATACTCACCACGCAAGTTTTTATATTCGGTTTGTGTATTTGCTTGAACGAATAAATAAGGTTTGTATTTAACCGAAAATTTGACAGGTTTGTTATCCGATATTCCACGGACAAGAATTTGATTTCGATATCTTGTTACATTGGTATAAAATTGCATGAAATCTCCACTATTGGCCTATTGTTAGTTATACTAAGAAAGCCATTTAAAGTAAACAGTAAAAGGCACCAACAATGAAATTGACTGAACATTTTTCTCTCTCAGAAATGATTGTATCTCCTACGGCAAAAAGACTTGGGTTGAGCAACAATCCTACACCTGAACACATCGAAAACATGCGCTACTGCTGCGAGAAGATTCTCGAGCCAGTGCGCGCGAAGTTTGGACCAGTTACGATTAACTCTTCGTATCGTGCACCGCTTGTTAACAAGGCAGTCGGTGGTTCGAAGACATCTCAACACGTTAACGGTCAGGCAATTGACTTCGAAGTCAAAGGCGTTGACAACAAAACTGTTGCCGATTGGATCGGTGACAATCTTGAATTTGACCAAGTGATTCTTGAGTTTTATACAAAAGGTGATAAGAATTCTGGATGGGTTCACGCTTCGATTAAGAAGGGTGGAGGCAACCGCAAAGTACGTATGATCGCTTCTAAGTCGAAGGCAGGCGGAACCGTCTATACAACGGTCGCTGACTTTGATCCATCGACGACAAGGGCTGCTGGGGCTCCTTCAATTGCCACAGCGCCAAAGCAAGCTGCTCCTCAGTCGTCTCCGGCTGCTCCTTCAAAAGTATCTGGTCTTGGTCCATTGGCTGCACTCCAAACTAAATGCGGTGTAACCGCTGATGGTAAATGGGGACCTGGCACATATAAGGCAGCAAGAGATTACTTCAAGCTGACAAACAATCAAGCAGCGCACTTTTTCGGTCAGTGTGCTCATGAGTCAGGTGGGTTTAAGGTGTTCTCTGAGAACCTGAACTATTCAGATAAGGGACTCAACGGAATCTTCAAAAAGTATTTTCCTACGATCGCTTCGACTGCAGGTTATGCTCGTAAGCCAGAAAAGATTGCAAACAAAGTGTATGCTAATCGGATGGGGAATGGATCAGAAGCCTCTGGAGATGGTTATAAGTGGCGCGGTCGTGGTCCGATCCAACTGACTGGGAAAGACAACTATACAGCTTTTGCCGCTGACGTAAAACGTCCTGACGTCTTAACGAATCCTGATCTTGTGGTTGGTGAGTTGGCTTTTGAGTCTGCATTATGGTTCTTCCGTAAGAATGGATTGCTTGCAATTGCAGATAAGGGTGTAACCGATGCAGTGATCACTCAGATCACAAAGCGAGTGAATGGCGGTACACACGGCCTTGACGATCGTTTAAAGAAAACAAAACAATACGCCAATTGGGGATAAATTGATGGGGGCGAAAGCCCCCATCTTTTTACTTAGTCTTACCTTCTGCCAAGAATTCGGCAGCTTGCGACGGATACTCGGTATCTTCGTCGTCGATCTTTACCTTCTTCGGTTTCTTTTCTTCTGGAATAAATGCTTCCAACCAAATTTTCAGCATACCATTAGCCAGAGAAGAACTCTTTACCTCTACGTTGTCTGCGAG